TTGCAATGCTGCCAATTCAGACCCATTGAAGTCATGCGGGCTTTTGTAATCAGCCGCTTGATTTCGCCTCGGGCAAACGCTACGAGAATCTCTTCTTTCTTGTCAATCGACATACCGCCAATGATTTCAACCGCATCAGAATCAAGGATTGAAAGCAAGGCGCTTTCCTCATTCAGGTTGCACCAGTAGACGGAAGTCTTGCCATTGGCCAACTCAATCGCACGCTCACAGCGCTCGTTTACCGTCAGCTTTTGCTCTTCGCGTACTTCGGTCATGGTAGTAGCTGGCATGGCAAATAACCCCTCTTGGCCATCAATGCACCATGTGTTGCTGTTGTTCACCATATGCTTCTTGACGTGCAGCGCTGGCAATTCATAGCCCTTGTCGGAAAATCCAAGATCAGACGGTTTCTTGACCATTGCAGACCACTGATTGACCCAGGCGAAGAAGTCGCTTTCAGCGTGAGGCTTCAGGTAAAACTTTTCACCGATGTTTCGGTTATTGCTGTCTGCCGTGTTTTGATTGCTTTTGAAAAACTTGGTGAGCATGTCCATGTAGCCCATGTATCCAAGGGCTTCAGAGCTGTTTCCAAGCTCAATAAAGTCGTTCGGGCTTGGCGTGGCTGTTGACAGAAAGCGATACGGCACGCGCTTGATAAACGCAACGATCTGATCTCGCGTCTTACCTGCAAAGTTTTTCAGAATAGATGATTCATCTAACATCACACAGACAAAATCATCAGGGTTCAACAAGTGCAGTCTCTCGTAGTTACACACGACAATCTTCTTTGTAAACACGCCGTCTTTGCTGTGCTCGATGTCAGACACGCCGATGCGTTCGGCTTCATCAATGAATTGAAACGCCACAGCCAAAGGCGTCAAAATCAGCACGCGCTTGTTTGTTTTTCGGATCACGTTTTCAGCAATAACGATTTGCATTAATGTTTTGCCAAGCCCCGTATCAGCAAACATTCCAATACGGCCCTTGCGAATGGCTTTGGTGATGATGCTGGCCTGAAAATCGAAAGCAGAGTCCGGTATCCATATCGGCTCAAAGCCAAAATCGCCAGTGCTGTGTTTCTTGCGACGTATGAAGTCGTCGTATAAAATTCTGCTATCCATTATTGAAGTACCTTTCAGTTGTGGTTAGAAGGCCATCACCCGTTTGCGCGAGTGGTGGCTTTTGTTTTGGCAGGATTGCCAGAATTCATATCGCCGCCCGTGCCCGTGCCATAGCGCTTGTGCCTGGCACAGTAGCCCCGGTGACTGGTGGGCAAAAGTGGTGATTGCCCTTTGGCGAGCAGTCCTTAAGCATCGCCTTGATGCGTGCGACTGCCTGGGCATTGCCTTTTCGCATCTCGTAGCTCACAGATTGAGAATTTGTAATTGGTGAAATCATTTGATCTTGCGGAATTCTCTAACAATCAATTTTTCGAGCCAAAGTCGGCCCTTTGAATTTAGGACAGAACGAAAAATCGGCCACAAATGCGGTGGCAGCCTGATGCTACCTGGAATGGATGGTTGTTTCATACGACTATCGTAACACCTAATTTTACTTTATTTTAAATTTTCAACTACGTACTTTGATAAGTAGTTTTAGACGAAAATAATTTTTATAAAAGCATTTTGGCGTGTTACGATTCACTCATGCGCAGCAGATCACTGACGCGCTAGGCAGCACAAACGCCGACAAAAGAGGTAAGCCCGCCACCTAAAGCCGGGCACTCAGCAGGAATGCGCCATATAAGGCCTGCGACACGAGGATAGCCATTGGCAACAGTGGCATCAATCAAACATGTTCAACGAATTGCACTCGGTATCAGCGTGAGTGCATCACGTATGACTACAGAGCATGTTTGATTGATGGTTAAGAGCGACTAGATTGGCAAGGCCCGGCTCGGCAAGGAAAGGCCCGGCAAGGCCAGGCAGGCATGGCAAGGCGCGGCTGGGCGCGGCTGGGCGCGGCGCGGCCGGGCTGGCGAGGCATGGCAAGGCAGGCGCGGCGTGGCGCGGCACGGCGGGGCAGGGCAAGGCAGGCGACTACAGCGGATTGGGCAGCGTGCTGATCTCTCCAGTGCAGTTGCACTAAGCAGCAGGTAAACGCTGCTACAAGTTTTACCAAAAATCAGGAGTTTTTTATGGCTACCAAACAAGCAGAGTCAGTGGTTATCAAACCAGCAAACATTCAAACGGTTGTTTTCAAAATCAAAGGAACAGCGCCATTGGTTCAAGCCAGGTTCAGCGGTAAAGCAATGCAGGCCATGATGTCAAAAATGGCACTCGGTTCCCAGGCAAGCAAATCCCGCGTCAAGGCAGCGCGTGATTTTGATGATGACCTTGAACAAGCCAAACACATCAGCACCGAAGGCTGGCAGGGCATCCCGGCAAGCGCATTCAGACAAGCCATGATTTCAGCGTGTCGTCTGGTGGGCTTCAAGATGACGCTGGCAAAACTCAGCGTGTTTGTCAAGGCTGACGGATTCGATCGCATTGACGGCATCCCGCTGATTCGCTTCGAGGGCACACCAGAGCGCACAGAAATGGCGGTGCGTAATCAAACAGGCGTCGCTGATATTCGCATTCGTCCGATGTGGCGCGAGTGGAGTTCAAGCGTAAAGGTTTCGTATGACGCTGACCAATTCTCAGCAACCGATGTTGCAAACCTGATGGCGCGTGTTGGCCTTCAAGTAGGCATTGGCGAGGGCAGGCCAGATAGCCGCGAATCAGCAGGTCTTGGCTGGGGCACTTTTGAGCTTGTGAACTAGGCAGGCGAGGCAAGGCACGACTGGGCCGGGCGTGGCACGGCAAGGCAGGCAAGGCGGGGCGCGGCCGGGAGAGGCGCGGCAAGGCAGGCGTGGCAGGGCGCGGCTGGGCGAGGCAAGGCAGGCAAACAGTTTTTAACAGGAGTATTTCAATGGCGAATCGAAAAGTGACAGCGGCGAAAAAGACGGTGTTTGCCCTTCGCGGCAGGGTATCCGTTGGTGGGGTTAAGCCCCACGAAATAGGCAGCGAGTTGACGCGCATTTATGAGGAAAACGGATCGATCACGACCAAGTTGGTTGTTGATGCGGCCCGACCTGATGTTGCGCCGCTTCATCCAGCGTTTGAGTGGAACGACAACAAGGCGGGCGAAGCCTACCGCGAATATCAAGCGAGAAACATCATTCGCATGGTTGAGATTATCAAGACGGATGATGTGGGTGAGGCCCGGAAAGTGCAAGCCTACGCACATATCCCAAGCCAAACAAAAGAACGCGCTGGCAGCTATGAGCCGATCAGCATCATCGTGAACCACCCTGATAAGTTTGTGATGGCGTTGTCAGCACTACAGGCTCGTGTTGACAGTGCAAAAAACGCACTGGACGACCTAAAAGCAGCAGCCGATGAAAGCACTATTTCAGAAAACCGCATGACCAGTTTGACTATTGCAGCTATGGCAATGCAAACAGCGCGTGATGCAGTGTTGCGGATTCAGTAGCGCGGTAATGCAAGGCGTGGCAGGCATGGCGTGGCCAGGCGCGGCACGGATTGGCACGGCAGGCGAGGCGCAGCAGGCAATACAAAAAATCCGTTACAGCGGCGATTCACCGGCGTAAGCGGTGGATATCTTCAATTTACGGGTTAGCTCTGATGATGCTACAGCCTTTCAATAAGCACTCGCAGCAAGAGCGATTGTGAGCTTGACGCTGTAGAAGATATGCAGAGCGCCCACCCTTTACAGCCTGCCAATAGCAGGTTTTTTGTATCTAAAAGGAGTCAACATGAATGCACCCTACAGCACAGTCAACAACATGGCCGCACGCATCTGCGGCATGAAACCAGCGCCACTTACCCAACCCAACCCACAAACTGAGGTAAGCGGCTCAGGCTACTACAAATATCAGTACACCGGAAGTAGTGGACTGGTGATTGACTGCCTGCTTGAGTATGAGGCAGCACACGATGGCGGCACTGGCCCAAACAGTGAAGAGAGCTGGCCTGAGTCAATCAATCTGGTTTATGCGCTGGTTAACGGCGTAGATATTTCGTGCGCCATGTGCGACGAAGTGAAGGTCACGATTGAAGGCGAGGCTTTGGAGAGCATGGAAATGGACAAGTGGAATAGTGACTACGACCGCGCCGCAGACCGCGCTGAATCAAATTTGGAGGCGGCATGAATAGCAACTACACAGGTCGCACGAATAGAACATTACATGAAGCCTTTGGGCCTTACACCAGCCACGCAATAAGTGAAAAAGTGCCATCAACAGACTGGGACGGAATTGCGATTGTGCTGGGCTGCATTGCCATTGTTTGCGCTGCTTATGCACTGGCCTATTGGAGCGCAATGTGAAAGAAGCATTCAACCTATACCGCATTTATTTGAGCGCAGGCAATGGATTTATTGGCTCTGCGCGAATGGCTTTGAAAGTTTTAAGGAGTAGGAAATGATTAATTTTGAGGACGGTACATATCTGACGGACGATGGTGTAGCGAGTCAGCAAATTGAGAACGACAAGCTGACGCTGCTTTACGCAATAGGCTGTGAGAGCGACACAGCAGGCGACAACATGCCGACGCTGTGCAGCATGGCAGGTGTTGACTACGACAAGCTGCTGGACTACGCGCCAGAGCCATTTTGATAACAGTGTGAAGCGCATTTTGATAGTGCGCTTTGCAGTGTTAGTAACGGTAAGCCAGCACCTGTAACGCTGGCATTTTTAAGGAAAACATCATGGCTTTTATCGCGGCAGACAACGGTGGCGGCAACTTCAAGCGCGTACCACCCGGCGCATATATCGGGCGCTGCTATTCGCTCGTTGACCTGGGCACGCAGCTTACCAGCGGCCAGTTCGGAGAGAAGCTCCAGCATAAGATTCGCATCGGCTGGGAGCTGTTCGGAGACGACGAAAACGGCGACCCACTCACGATTGATGTGGATGGCAAGATGATGCCACTCACCATCAATAAGAGCTACACG